CGGCAGAAAATGGCCATTACCCTGCTGCGGTTTGAAGGGTTGAGCTATAAAGAAATTTCCCGGATTCTTGAGTGTTCAATATCAGCAGTCGAATCCCTCATCTTCCGGGGCATGGAGACCCTGAAGGCGGGCCAACCGACCGCCACCGTGAAGGCCAGCTTCCGCATCCGGCACCGGGATGGGTTGGACGAAACCATGCGTGTACTTTTCAACGGAACCGCCTACAATGTCCTCGCGGTGTTGCCACAGGGGAGGCGCGAGGTCATCGACCTCGCGTGCGAACGTGTGGGAGCGTGATGGCGACACCGTGGGTTAACAGCAAGCGCAAGACTGGCGCGGCCCCCCTGAAGGCGGGTTTTGCTGTCACTTTCACGAACGTCGATGAAATCCTCGGCACGTTCGATAACCTGAAGACCGAAGTCGAAGCCGCCGTGCGCCCCGCCGCGCAGGCGGCGGCGCAAGTGCTGTACGACGAGGTCCGATCCAACGTCCAGAGACTGCCGCGCCGCTGGGGGTCGAACTCCGGCACCGACCGCCGTCTTCTGGACGCGATCTATCAGGTCTTCAGCAAGGACAACTCGGTCGAGAGCGCGAACGGGAAGTACGCCCGTGCTTCCTACCATGTGTCGTGGAACCACGCGAAGAAGCGTGCCCCGCACGGGCATCTGGTCGAGTGGGGCCACATGGTCCCCTACGTCATCTACAAGGACAAGTACGGCGACTGGCACACGAAGGTGCGGCCGGAGCGCATGGCGGAGTTCGTCAAGGCGGGGTACGGCGGCAAGTCGGGCAAGACCGTGCCGAAGTCCATGCGCCCCTACTTCTTCGTGCCGCTGCGCGTGCCGAAGCAAGTCCCCGCCTATCCGTTCATCAAACCCGCCTACGACGCCAAGGGCAAAGAGGCGGCGCAGCGTGCCGAGGCCGTGATGATGGCGGCGGTTGACAGGGCCACGAAGTGAGCCTCGAAACCGATCTCTACGCGCTGCTGTCCGCCATCTGTCCCCGCGTCTTTCCCGACGTTGCTCCGGGTGACACCGCACGGCCCTACATCACATGGCAGCAAGTCGGCGGCACGCTGATCTCGCCGCTCGGCAACGAGATCCCCGACAAGCGCAACGCGAACATCCAGATCAACGTGTGGGCGGCCACGCGCATCGAGGCGGTTGAACTCGCGCTGCAGATCGAAGCGGCAATGATTCAGGCGACCGTGTTTCAGGCGCGGCCGAACATGGCTCACATCGCGTCGTATGAGGAAGACCTGAACCTCTACGGCACCGTGCAGGATTTTTCAGTTTGGGCGCTCCGGTGAACGCCGAGACCCAATTCCCCGCCCCGCAAGGGCATTTGCTTTAGGAGTCAATCATGGCTTATGGCTTTCCCGAAGGAAGTTACTTCCAGTTCTCGGCGTTCAGCGGATTTGCTGCCGCCAAGACCATCACCGCGTTGAGCAACGCCAACCCCACCGCCGCCACTTCGACGGCGCACGGGTACACGACCAACGACGAGGTGCTGCTGAACTCGGCGTGGGAGGACGCGACCGACACGATCTACCGTGTCACGCAGACGACCGCAGACGCGTTCACGATCCAAGGCCTGAACACGACCGACACGTCGCTGTATCCGGCCTCGGGCGGCGTCCCCGCGACGGCGCAGAAGATCACGGCCGGAACGTGGACATCGATCCCACAGGTGCTGACGGTCGCCACCTCCGGCGGCGATCCGAAGTTCACGACGATCCAACCGCTCGCACGGCGCACCGCGATCAACGTGCCGACCGGGTTCAACGCCACCTCGATCACGCTGCAGATCGGCGACGATCCGGCCAATGCCACGCTGCAGACGATGCTCGGCATCTCGCGCACGCTGGCGAAGATCGGATTCAAGATGGTGGTGCCGGGTCAAGGCACGACCTACGGGTTCGGCTACATGTCGGTCGGCGAGGTCGCCCAGCTTGCAACGGGCCAGACCAATCAGCGCACGGTCGTGCTGACGCTGCTCGGCAAGGCGATGACCTACTCGTCCTAACCGTGTCTCCGGGGGGACTTCGGTCCCCTCTTTCGCCCTCGCGACCGTAAGCGCGGGGGTCTTTTTCCAACCACACAGAGAAGACCGAAATGGCGAAGATCAGACTGGGCGGACGCCCGAAGAATTTCAAGCACAAGCTTCAGGTCGAGTATCTCGACGGCGACGGGCATTTCGTCAAAGGCGAGATCGAGATGACGTACAAGTACCGGACCCGCACCGAGTTCGGCGAGTTCCTTGACGACCTGTTCAGCACGGCGAAGGTGACGCCGCAAGGGCAGACCGACGATGAAGTCGTGCTGTCGCTCGCCGAGGCGCTGGCGAAGACACGCGACACGAACGCCGACTACATCCTGAAGATCGCCGATGGATGGGATCTGGCGGACGACGAGAAGCGTCCGGTCGAGTTCAGTCGTGCGAACGTCGCGCAGCTATGCGACGAGTTGCCCGGTGTGGCGATGGCGATCATCAACGTGTATCGCTCGGCGATCACGGAGGGCAGAGTGGGAAACTGAGGGAGGCCGCGACGGCGTTGTACACGTCGAAGCGGCAACGCCCATCGCCTGCGGGTGGATTCGACTTGTCGGTCTACTACGCAAGCAAGGAAGTGGAGGTGTGGCCGGAGAACTGGCAGTCGGTGCTGCTGTTCAGCCGAGTCGGAACGCAATGGCGCACCGGCATGGCGGGAGTCACCGGGCTGGACTACGGCGTGCTGTTCCGGTTGATGGACGTGGATGGGTTGGTTGGGGATGACTGGTCGAGGGTCTTCGCGGACATACAGGTGATGGAAGCGCAAGCCATGGAAACGATGCGTGAAGGGTCTGAGGCATGACCGACATCTCCAAACGGAAGATAGAACTCGAAACCACGATGGATGCCTCTGGCATCCAGCAGGGCACCGAGGCCGTCAAGAAAGCCCTGACAGGGATGTCCGAGTCCGCGAAGCAGGAATCGGACAAAACCTCGAAGGAGATGCAGAAGATCCCCGAAGGCCTGACCAAGGCGGCCGACGCCTCGGAGCGTCAGGTCCGCAGCATGATCTCCGCCATCCAGCGGGCGGACGCCGAAGCGGGCGCGATCAGCAACAAGGCCTCGGATCGCCTCGCCAACCTCGCGAAGATCCGCAACATCCCGCAGGAATCCATCGCCCCGTATCTCGCTTCGTTGCGTGCCACCGAGGCGGCGCAGGAAGCGGCCGCGAAGAGCATGAACAACATGGGCCTGTCTGCGAAGCAGATGCAGGCCTCGATGCGCGGACTGCCCGCGCAGTTCACCGACATCTTCGTGAGCCTGTCGACCGGGCAGAACCCGATGACGGTGATGCTGCAGCAAGGCGGCCAGATCAAGGACATGTTTGGCGGCCTCGTCCCGGCCGCGAAAGCGATGGGGTCGGCGCTGCTCGGGCTGATCAACCCGTGGACGCTGACTGCGGCGGCGATTGGTGCCGTTGCCTACGCCTACAACTCTGTCGCGAATGAGCAGCAGAAATTCCGTGAGGCGCTGATCATCACCGGCAATGCGTCCGGTGTCACCCTGAACAACCTGAACCGCATGGCCGAACGGATGGACGCGTTCGGCGACATCACACGCGGCAAGGCGTCCGAGGCGCTCACAGCGTTCGCCAGTTCGGGCCGCATCGCGGGTGACGTGCTGGAGAAAGCGTCGTTGTCGGCGGCCCGGTGGGAGAAGGAGACCGGCACCGCGCTCGACAAGACGCTGAAGCAGTTCGAGGCGCTCGGGAAAGATCCGACCAAGGAGATCCTGCGCCTCAACGAAACGATGAACTTCCTGACTACGAGTGTGTACGAGCAGATCAGCGCACTCGAACAGCAGGGGAAGCAAGCGGAAGCGGCGAAGCTCGCGATCACCACCTACTCCGATGCGATGGACGAGCGGTCGGCGAAACTGGCCGAAAACCTCGGCTATCTCGAAAGGGGTTGGCGGGCAGTCAAGGAAGCGGTCAGCGAAACGTGGGACGAGATCCTCGGCATTGGTCGACCGGAAGATCCGCTTGAGGCGATCAAGAAGCAGATCGCCGACCTCGAACTGCTGGCGAAAGGGAAGGGTGGCTGGAACTCCGGTTATGTCCCCGGAGGGGCGGGGGCGGGTCAAGCGCAGAACAT